GAAGATTCAGAAGAACTATATATCAAAATAGAAAATGGTAAACCGGTAGGACATCCTATTACAGGATGGAATCTTCGTAATGCTTATCCAAATCTTGAACCAGAAAAATTACCACCAGGATTTGAAAGATTTACTCGCGTAGATGTTCCTCAATTAAGTATATTTGAAAAACATATTGGTACTGAGTATATAAAATCAAATTATGGGTGGACCGATAATCATATTGTTGAAAAAAATGATCCAGTGATTTCAGATATTGAATCATTAATAGAAGATGTGAATTATCCTGAAATGCCAAATGATGGTCAACAATATTTCTGGTCAATTAGTGCAGGAAAATGGATTAATCAAAAAGTTTTTGATCAGGTATTTTCAGAGTTTTTGAAAAAGAATAAAATAAAATATGAAAATATTGAATTCAAAACATTAGAAGAAATGCATAAGTTATCCGATGAACAAAAAAGAAAATTTGGAGAACTTATTGAAGAGTATAACAAAATTGTTAATGAAGTTTGATCCACAATCTAATGAATGGTTATTAAATAAACATCAAATATACAAAGAACTCCGAAATGCAGAAAAAGCATATTGGAGTGAAAAATATAATCTATATGTTATGACCAGGTATGATGATGTTTATTATATCCTCAGTAACCCGAATACATTCTCTTCAGCAAAAGGCAACCTACCTATAGAAGATACTTACAGGTTTGGAAACACCTTAGGTGCTAGTGATAATCCTATTCACAACGAATATAAGAACATTGTTAAAAATGCCTATAGTAAAGATAATATAAAAAGAATAGCAGACGTTTTTCGTGAAAAGGCTATAGAGCATTTTGAAAACAAGACAGAAATAAACATATCGGAAATCACCGAAGACTTAGCAGCGTGGGCCGGTGCCGAGACTTTAAACTTTCCTCTTTATAAAACATATATTAAAGATATGATTATTGAGTCTCAGAAGTATAATCCTTTTTCAGTATCAAAAAAGCACATTGAAAACTTTGATGACCGATATGATAGTCTATTGAAACATTATAAAAGATTGGTCAAAACAACTCAAATGAAAATACCACCTACAGGTCCTGGTATATACAAAGAATATATTAAAAATGCTCCAAAGTGGCCAGATGATAGAGATGATAGTTCTTTGTATCTTGGAGGTCCTATGATTTCCGGAACTGGTTCTCTTATTGCGGCACTACAGTTTTTAACACTGGACTTGTATAGAGAGAATCAACTAGATATAATACTGAATGATAGGTCTCTAATACCTTTAGCAGTAAATGAATCTTTGAGATTTAATGCATCTACAGGTAGGTTTTCCAGAACCGTCACTAAAGAAATCACTATGCATAGTATTGATTTAAAACCTGGAGATAGGGTTGCTGCCTGTATGGACTCGGCAAATAGAGACTCTAATAAGTTTCCTAATCCAGATAAGTTTGATATACATAGAGACACCTCAGGTCATCTTGCATTTGGACATGGAATACATACTTGCATTGCTCTTGCTATATCAAGAGAACTACTTTCTGTTTATTTGGAAACCTTATTAGATAAGATTGGTAAGTATGAAATAACAACCAAAAACTCTGATTTAATATATAAAGTATCTGGTTCTGGTACTGGAGACATCATCACAAATATTATACTAAATAAGACAAACGTTTAATAAATAGGTTTATTATGGGACTTGAGAAAAACTTATCAGATGCCTTAGGCATTGACCACGAAACTCCTGCTGCACCCAAGCAGGAGATAATACCTTATGAACCACCACAAATACATTCTGATGCTGAAGAAGATTACCTTCTAGCTAGAAAAACTCTTCGCAACCTTATTGAAAAAGGTAATGATGCTATTGAAGAAATCTCACAAATTGCCCGTCAACAAGAATCCGCAAGAGGGTTTGAGGTTGTTTCTACTCTAATCAAGACTGTCGGTGATACGACCAAAGACCTATATAACCTTCAGAAGATGACCAAAGACCTAAAAGGGCCTGACCCTGAATCCGATCCTCGTAAAAAGAACACAGAATCCATAAATGTGGAACAGGCAGTCTTTGTCGGTTCAGCAGCCGAGTTATTGTCGGCTATAAAGAAGAAGAAGGAAGAAGATGGCTCGCCTTCCGTTTAGATACCAATCAAATCCTAATTTACCTAACGAACAGTATAGGCACGCTTTTACACAAAGAGAATTGGAAGAATACCAAAAATGTGTAGATGATCCCGTCTATTTTGCCAAAAAATATATCCGAATCATTAATGTTGATAAAGGCCTTATACCTTTTGATATGTGGGACTTTCAAGAGGATATGGTCAATACATTTCATAACAATCGTTTCTCTATCTGTAAACTACCACGACAGGTTGGTAAATCAACTACCAGCGTAGCATACATTCTCCATCAGGTATTGTTCAATGAACAGTTTGTAGTTGCCATCCTCGCTAACCGTGCGCCTACGGCCCGTGAGTTGCTAGGAAAACTAAAACTGGCCTTTGAGTATTTACCTATGTTTCTCAAACAAGGTATCAAGGAATGGAATAAAGGTTCTATCTGGTTAGCAAATGGTTCAAGAGTTCTTGCCGATTCTACAAGCGGATCATCAGTTCGCGGTTTCTCGTTCAACCTAATATTTTTGGACGAGTTCGCGTTCGTCCCTAATAATATTGCGGAAGAGTTCTTTATGTCTACATATCCTACCATTTCTTCTGGACAAAAATCAAAAGTAGTCATTGTTTCAACTCCAAACGGTATGAACCTGTTTTATAAGCAATGGATGGATGCTGTTGAAGGTAGGTCAGATTATAAGCATATTGAAATCCACTGGTCATTGGTTCCAGGAAGAGACCAGAAATGGGCCGAGCAAACCATTCGTAACACCAGCCAGCGACAGTTTGACCAAGAGTTTGGTTGTGTAGCCGGAGATACCATCGTAGAGATAAGAAACAAAGACACCGGTGAAATACAAAAAATAACTATGGAAAAACTTTATGAAATGATGGATGTGAGTTCATAGGATTACTAAATAGGTATAGGAGGTATCCTATGGCCTGTGTTTATAAGATAACAAGAAACGATGGATTAGAATATATTGGCATTACCAATAATCTGAAGCGTCGGATACAACAACATATCCGATCACCAAGATTTTCGGTCGGAATAAAACACACCGAAATACTATTTGAAAGTGAATATAAAAACTGTGAAGATGCTGAAGAAATATATATCACCGTTTTTGATACATATAAAAATGGATTGAATACAACATTACACGGTAAAGGTAATCATTATGATAGTTCAAGGTTCAATACTCTTGGATATGTTTATAGCAAAGAGAGTAGGGAAAGAATGAGTAAAGCGAAAGATGGATTTGTGCCGTGGAACAAAGGTAAATCCGGTTATTGGACACCCAACGAAGAATGGATTGATAAACACAGATTCATAGGTTCCGATAATCCAAAATCCATACTAAACGAAGATTTGGTTAGGGAGATTATAGAAGATTTTATATCTAGTCCGAAGATAGATAATGTGGGTCAAATACAAAAAAACGGTAAACCTATGTCTTATATGTGGGCCTATTGCTTACAAAAAGCGCCTCAACACAATATGACTCCACAGGCTATTAGAAGATTGTTAGAAAAGAAAAGTTGGAAAAATGTTTGGAAAGAATACGAAGTTTGAAATAAAAACTCCTGACGGATGGGAAGATTTTTACGGAGTTCAAAAACTTTCTGGTAAAAAGGTTGTTGATGTTTTTCTTGAAAGCGGTAAACACATTTCCGTTTCAACGGACCATCGTTTCTACGAAAAACGATTAGGATATTGTGATGTAAAGGCACTATACTCGGGTGATGTTATAAAAACAAAAGATGGGTTTGAAACCATCATTTTTATTACACCAAGATATGATACACCAGATGTTTATGATGCTATAGAAGTAGGTAAAAAACATTATTATTATACCAACGATATACTATCACATAACTGTGAGTTCCTTGGTTCTACCAATACCCTTATCTCTGGTGCTAAACTAAGATCATTAACATTCAAGACACCTATTGAGAGTAAAGACCATCTGGATGTATATGAACTACCAGAACCTAAACACACGTATGTCCTGTGCGCGGACGTAGCGGAGGGGCAGGGCCTTGACTACTCCACATTCTCTATATTTGATGTGTCACAGATACCATACCGACAGGTGGCTAAATACCGTAACAACGAGATAGCACCTTTATTATTTCCTACAGTCATTTATTCGGTGGCAAAACGATACAACGAAGCATTTGTTCTTGTGGAAATAAACTCTATTGGACTACAAGTAGCAGACATTCTACATTTTGAGTTAAGTTATGATAATCTACTAAAGTTTCAAACCAAAGGTAAGCAAGGAAACCAGGTGTCTGGTGGATTTGCTGCCAGAAACAAGTTGGCCTACGGTCTTAAAACTTCAGCGCAGTCTAAACTTATTGGTTGTGCTAACTTGAAGGCCTTGGTTGAAAATGATAAACTGCTAATAAACGATGCCGACACTATTATAGAACTTTCTTCTTTCTCTGCCAATAAGAAATCATTTATGGCAGAAGAAGGAAGCAATGACGACCTCGCAATGACGCTGGTTCATTTTGGATGGTTGACTTCACAGAGAGTATTTAAAGACACTGTGGAGACCGATATTCGTGCTGTTCTACAGGCCGAAAATCTGGAAATACTTGACCGAGAGATTACACCTTTTGGTTTCATAGACAATGGTATAGATGATCCTGCTCCTGAAGTGGATTCTCGTGGAGATAGATGGTTGACCGTCGAAAAAGAAGGTCTTTACATCAATCCAAATTGGGATCCGCAGTTATAACCAAAAACATCAAAACACTAAATATATTGAAATGGATATCACACACCATTCAAACCTATAAAAAGGAGTAAAAAATGGCAACTCTACTTTCACCTGGTGTAGCTTGGTCTGAAGTTGATCTAACGACCATTGTACCATCATTATCTACCACAGTTGGAGGGTTCGCCGGCAACTTTGTCTGGGGTCCAGTTAATGAATTAACAAGACTTAGTAATGAAATACAACTGGTAAATACCTTTGGTCAACCAGATCAAAACACTTTCACCTCATTCTATAGCGCAGCAAACTTTCTATCATATACTCAAAATATTTTAGTTGTTCGCACATGCGACACAACCAAAGCAAATAACGCAGTATCAGGAACATTACCAACAATCATTGAAAATAAAAATGTTTATGATATTGAATATATGAATATGCAAGCACCAGCAAATACAGGTATGTTTGCTGCTCGTTATCCTGGAGCAATTGGTAACGGACTAAAAGTTTCACTTTGGGCATCAGCAAATTCTACAGCATTTTCTACTTGGGAATATGCTCCAAATTTCAACGGAGTTCCAGGAACAACATATTGGACCTCTGCAAGAGGCGGTGCCAATGACGAAATGCACATCATTGTTGTTGATACATTAGGACATTTTGGTGGAACACCTAATACTGTTCTAGAACGTTTTTCATATGTTTCAAAAGCAGTTGATGCAACTAATGATGACGGAACATCAAATTATTATGTCAACGTAATTAATGATCGTTCACAGTTCATTTATATACTTCATCACGCACAAATGGATAATGGTCATACTGATACCTCAACTTGGGGATCAACATCATCAAATACAATGTTTGCTGAAGGTAACACAAATTACACAGCAACACTAACAGGTGGTGCTGATGCTGCTCCTACAGATGGAGATTTGACAGGAGCATATGATCTTTTTGGTGATTCTGAAAAAGCAGATGTGTCTTTGCTAATCACCGGTGGTGTTTCTCAGACTGTTTCTGAATATATTGTCAATAATATTGCCGAATCAAGAAAAGATTTGGTAACATTTATTTCTCCACCACCACAGGCAGTTATCAATAATATGGGTTATGAGGCTGAACAAATTGTTACATTCCGTAATCTATTTAACTCATCTTCATATGCTGTTATGGATTCTGGTTGGAAGAAACAATTTGACAAGTATAATAATGTTTATCGTTGGGTTCCACTAAATGGTGATATTGCTGGTCTTTGTGCCAGAACAGATTATACAAATGCTGCATGGTGGTCACCAGCAGGTCTAAACCGCGGTTTGATTAAAAATGTTGTTCAACTTTCTTGGTCACCAAATCAGGCCGACAGAGATACATTATATAAAAACTCTATCAACCCAGTCGTTTCAATGTCAGGTGTCGGTACAGTTTTTTATGGCGATAAGACAATGACATCTAAACCATCTGCATTTGATCGTATCAACGTTCGCAGATTGTTTATTGTTCTTGAACAGTCAATTTCAAGAGCTGCTAAGTATTCTCTATTTGAGTTCAACGATGAGTTTACACGTGCCCAGTTCGTTGCTCTAGTAGATCCTTTCCTTAGAGACATTAAAGGTAAAAGAGGTATCTTTGACTATCAAGTTGTTTGTGATACTACTAACAATACACCAGAAATTATCGACCAAAACCAGTTCGTTGGTGATATCTACATTAAGCCAGCCAGAGCAATTAACTTCATTCAATTGAACTTTGTTGCCGTTGGTACAGGAGTTGCCTTCTCCGAAATTGTTGGCAAAACAGGCGTCTAATAAATAGGAAAAGGAGAAAACTAAAATGGCATTTAATGTTCAACAATTTAGAGCAAGTCTCGAATTTGACGGCGCCCGAGCTAGTCTATTCGATATTACAATGAACATGCCTCCAGCGCCTGGGATTACACCTCTTACTTCAGCGGCTATTACGTTTAAAGCAAGAGCATCCTCACTGCCTGGAGACTCAATATCTTCTATCAGCGTTCCATACTTTGGTCGTGAGATCAAAGTTGCCGGTACAAGAACCTTCCCTGATTGGTCATTTACAGTTATTAACGATGAGAATTTCCTCATCCGCAATAACCTAGAGCTTTGGATGAGTGCGCTCAATGCTCACGTTGCGAACATTCGTAACCCAGCATTAGCAACAATGGCAACTTATCAGGCCGATGCTATGGTTACACAGTATGCCAAAACAGGCGAGATTATTAAGCAGTATAAAATGATTGGTTGTTTCCCAACCGACGTTGCTGCTATTGATCTTGACTGGGCATCAGGTGACCAGATTGAAGAATTTACTGTTACATTTGCCTACCAATGGTGGGAGTCAGCGTTCCCTGTTATTACTACAGACGTTTCTGGCGCATAATTTGTAACATAAATATAACTAAACCCGTGGAGTTTTGCTCCACGGGTCTTCAATCAAGTAAAGGACTACATAGTGAAATTATTTGGATTTGAAATTGGCACCCCCAAGAAGATAGAAGATGCTCAACTAGAACAACCTAAACAGAAATCATTTACTCTCCCGATGAATGATGACGGAGCGGTAACGGTTGCTGGTGCCGGTTATTATGGTACATATGTAGACCTCGATGGTACTTTCCGAAACGAAACACAATTAATTACAAAATACCGAGAACTTGCTATTCAGCCAGAAATGGAAACTGCCATTGATGAAATCGTCAATGAAGCAATTGTAATTGAAGATGGCGGACAGTGTGTTGAAATCAATATGGATGAACTTAAAGTTCCAGATCAAATCAAAAAACGTATTGAAGATGAGTTCAATCTTATTTTAAAACTACTAAACTTCAACAATATGGGTCACGATATCTTCCGTCGTTATTATGTTGATGGAAGATTGTTCTATCATATCGTTATTGATGAAACACAACCTATGTATGGTATTCAGGAATTAAAGTATATCGATCCTCGCCGTATTCGTAAGATCCGAGAAATCCAAAAGATGCGTGATCCGAATACAGGTATTGAGTTGATCAAAAAGGCAATCGAATATTACCTCTATAACGAGAGAGGTATGATTGGTTCTGGTTCTAATCTTGGTTCTAAGATTGCTCCAGATTCTATCGTAAACGTCAATTCAGGTCTAATGGACCCAAAACAAACAATGGTCCTTTCCTATCTTCACAAGGCCATTAAACCATTTAACAACCTACGTATGGTTGAAGATGCAACCGTCATTTATCGCCTCTCCAGAGCACCGGAGCGTCGTGTATTCTACATTGACGTAGGTAATATGCCAACTGTCAAGGCTGACCAGTATGTGCGTGATATTATGGTCAAATACCGTAATAAGTTGGTCT